TAAGAAATTATCTTACAAAAAATTAAAAGGTGTAACTAGCGAAATAACTAGTGAAATAACAGGCGTACCTGCTAGTAAAATAAACAATCCTGCTAAAAATTTATCTAAAGGTGAAACTACGGCAGCGGCTATGTTCATCAATAAGAATATAGACTATATTAGAAATACTCTTCCTGAAGGGGCAGTTTTAGAAGGCGCATCGGAAAAACTAATTGGAACAGCTACAGGTGTGCCTAAGAAAATGCTTGATGCTTTTTATGTTAAATCTAAAAGAGGTAATAACTTATCTCCGTTCATATTAAGAAAAGGTTTAACTAACAATGAAATACTAGAAGGAATAGGTAGACCTAAAGATGGTAAGTCTGTACCTATCGATCCAAGATCTCCACAAGGTTCTATTATCAAAGGTATTATCGATATAGTAGACAAAAATATAACTAATGAATTAGTTAGAACTGAGAAAGACTTAACTGAGCAGCAACGAGTTGACGCGGGCGCAGGTAGAGGTAAGCTGGTATTTTCCAATGCAACCCAAGTTAATGAAACCAATGTAGAAAAAGCCTTAAAAAAATGGTCTTATAACTCAGTTGCAGAAGCCTTAGCAAGAGAAAGTATTGATGAAAATGAAAATGTAAATATTAAAATTGGAAAAGCCAAAAAATTGGTTAATAAATATTTAGATTTAGCTGTAAAAGAAGGTACTATTTCTTTTCAACAAGCTGTAAATAAAGAAACTAATATTAATAAAGAATTTTTATCTACAGTTTTCGAAGGTAGAGAATGGTTGTTTGGATTGTTTTCAGATAAACAAGCTAAAAACAATGGAATAAAATTTGAAAAATATATAAAAGAAGCTATAAAGTCATTAAATCTTAAAGATGTTAACGTTAATTTAAGTGAAGGAGGTTTTGGCAGTGGAGTTGATTTAGTTCTATCTATAGATGGTAAAAATATAAATATAGAATTAAAGCTTAACGAAAAAGCTCAAATGGGTAGCTTTACTATAAAAGTAAACGAAGAAGGTGTGTCGTATACTAAAGGCGTTGATGGCTTAGAAAATTCTAATAAAGATTCTCTTATAAAACTTAACAATGATATAAAGGAAGCTTTAAATAGCAACGAGTATAAAACTAATTATAATAATTATATTGAAGCTGGAAAGTTATTAGGAGGAACTATAAATGAAAAAAGCGGAGCATTAGAAGGCACAAAAGCCATGTTTAAGCAGTTAAAAAAGGATAAACTACTTAGTAAATTAAACATAGATATAGAAACTGATCAGGATTTAATAGATTTAATATATAATAATAAAGACATATACAACATAGATATGGGAGGTAAAGGCCTTTATTATCTAGGTGAAAATAAAGATGGTTTACCTATAAACAGGCTAGAAGGTAAAGTAAATTTATTAATTAGATCAATGCACACTCAAGTTGGAAATAAATCTGGTAAATATAGATCTTCTACTAGAGCTTTTCCTAGTTTTTTAGACTCGTTAAAAGATTCTAACATAAGTTTATCTGATACAAGAAATATAAAAGAAAATATAGATTTAATAGCAAGTACAGTAAAATTATCTAAATCAAAAAAGCAAGCTTCTAAAGTTAATAACAACATGTTACCTGACTCACAGAAACTAGAAGGTGATTTTACCAACGATCAAGTTTTAGATAAAATGGAAGAGCTAGATAATGATCAAAATAAAGCTCAAAAATCTTTTAGTAAAACTGTTAATTTAGATAAAGAATTTAACGATATAATAGAAAACAAAACAAGTATTGAATCTCAAAAAGACTATGGAAAAGTTAAAGCAGCTTTAGCAGGTAAATCAAAAGGTAAATTTAATTTCTTTATACCACCTTCTGCTGAAGATTTTTTAGGCTTATTGTATAAAACATTAGGTAAAGGTAAAATAGGTAACGCTCAATTAAAGTGGTATAAAAAGCACTTGCTTGACCCATATGCTAGAGCTATGGAAAGCATAACTAAAGATAGAAATACACTTGGATCTAATTTTAAAGCTTTAAAAAAAGACTTAGGAATTATACCTAAAGATCTTAAAAAGAAAGTAAAAGATAGTGAATTTACTAAAGAAATGGCTGTTAGAACTTATATTTGGAATCAAATGGGTTACAACGTTCCTGGATTATCTAAGACAGATTTAAAGGAATTAATAGACATAGTTGGATCTGACCCTAAATTAAAATTATTTGCTGATCAAGTAATAAAACTAAATAAAGGAAAAGATTATGCTGCCCCAAAAGAAGGATGGGTCGGTGGAACTATAACCACTGATTTATTAGAGTCTTTAAATACTACTGGTAGAAAAAACTATTTAGATCAATGGCAACAAAATGTTGATGTAATATTCTCCGAAAAGAATTTAAATAAGATGGAGGCCGCTTACGGTAGCAACTATAGAAAAGCTATGGAAAACATATTGAACAGAATGAAGACTGGTAGAAACAGAATTAGTGCGCCTGATTCAATATCAGGTAGATTTACTGACTGGCTAACAGGTTCTATTGGTGCTATTATGTTTTTTAATACAAGATCAGCAATTTTACAAACTATATCTGCTGTAAACTTTATAAACTTTGGAGATAATAACATTTTTGCTGCTGCTAAAGCGTTTGCAAATACTGCACAGTATAAAAAAGATTTTGCAAAGCTATGGACGTCTGATTTTTTAACAGAAAGACGTGGTGATTTAAAAATTAACGTAAATGAAGCTGATATAGCTGACATATCTAAGGAGAATGGTATAAGAGGAGTTATTGGTAAATTACTTAAGCTGGGTTTTAAACCTACAGTAATAGCGGATAGTTTAGCTATAGTTACAGGTGGAGCTACTTTTTATAGAAATAGAATAAAAGCCTTAGTTAAAAGTGGTATGGATATTAAAGATGCAGAAGCGCAGGCTATGAGTGATTTTAGAGAAACAGCTGAAGAGTCTCAACAATCTAGTAGAGCTGATAAAATTAGCCAACAACAAGCGGGTGGATTAGGACGTATTATATTGGCTTTTGCTAACACACCAGCTCAATATGCTAGATTGATGAAAAAAGCTGCTAGCGATCTTAAGAATGGCCGTGGGGATACTAAAACTAATTTATCTAAGATATTATATTACGGTGTTGCGCAAAATTTATTATTTACATACTTACAGCAAGCTTTATTTGCTATATCTTTTGATGATGAAGAAGAAGAACAGGCTACATATATTAAAACCGCAAATAGCATGGCTGATGGTTTTTTAAGGGGTACTGGTATTGGTGGAGCTATATTTACGGTTGTTAAAAATACCGCAATACGCATTCATCGAGAAAGTGAAAAGAAAAACCCTAAGTACGAAGAAACTGCTTTAGAGTTGTTAAAAATTTCGCCGCCTTTATCTTCTAAAATGTCAAAAATAATATCTGCAGGTAGATCGGCTTCTTGGAATATGGATGAAATAAAAAACAAGGGATTGAGCTTAGATAACCCAGCTTATTTAGCCGGTGGTAATGTTGTTTCTGCAGTTACAAACGTACCTTTAGATAGAGTTATTAAGAAAGTTAATAACATAGTTGCATCGGGACAAGAAGATATAGAAACTTATAAAAGAATTTTCTTGTTACTTGGTTGGTCTGAATGGCAATTAGATATTGATAAAAAAGAACCTAAAAAGAAAGAAAAAAAGAAAAGTTCAAGCTCAAGAAGAGGGTCAAGAAGAAGAGTAACAAGAGATAGAAGAGTAACAAGAGATAGAAGATAATGGAATTAACAAAAAATTTTAGCTTAGAAGAATTTGAATGCAAATGTGGGTGTAAAATGCCGGACTTTGTAAAGAAAAACATAGAAAGATTAGCTGACAACTTACAGACATTAAGAAATGTAGTTGGTAGATTAGATCTAACTAATGCTTATCGCTGTAAAAGACATAATGCAGATGTTGGTGGAGCTACTAATTCACAACATTTAAAAGGTAAAGCGGCGGACGTAAAGTCTAAAACAATTAATCCTAAAGAAATGGCTCAAATAGTAGATGATTTAATGAAAAGTGAAAACTTTGAATTAGGTGGAATTGGAATATATAATACTTTTACTCACGTAGATATCAGGGGGACTAGAGCTCGTTGGTCTAAAACAATAAAATAATGATAACAAAAAAAGTAACTTCGTCCCCATTCATGCTGAAAGATGCATGTTATTACAAAGCTAAAGCAGCTCACAAAGTATTTCCATCAGCTTACGCTAGTGGTATGATAGCTAAATGTAGAAAAAAGAAAAAGTAATGTATCAATCACCATTAAGAAAAGTTAAAAAAACAGAGAAGGGAGCATCGCTTAGACGTTGGTTTAAAGAAGAATGGGAAACACCTAGCGGCGATAAAGATTATAGCAAAGGCGAAAACTTATTCAGACCTACGAAAAGGATAAATAAGAAAACAGCTACTACATATAGTGAGTTGACAAAGAGCGAGTTAAGAGCTGCACAAAAAGAAAAAAATACTAAAGGAAGAGTAAGTAGATTTAAAAAAAATAAATAATTATGAGTTTCGAATCATTAGTAAAAAAATTAGTAAAAGAAGGCAAGTCAGAAACTGCCGCAAAAAAAATAGCTGGATCAGTGGCTAATGCAAAAATGAAAGGTGCTGGGTCAGGTCCTACAGCTGCTCAAAAAGCAAGATCAAAAGGTCCTAAAATGAAATCTGATTCTAAAGATTTTAAACCACACAAAATGTTTGGTTCAGGAGGAGTAGTTAAGTTTGTTAAAACTATGAAAGAGCATTTAGCATTAAAAGAAAAAGGATACGGTCACACTAAAAAGAAATAAGGAATAACTAACTGGGCGTACCATACCCAAAAATTCCTGTAACCAAGAAGGGCCCTCGTAATGAGAGCCCTTTTTTTAATTAATACACATTTATATAACACTCTACCCGTCAATAGAACTCTGGATAAGTATCTATTGCTAATCTGTACTTAACTTGTTGTCTAGTTAATCCTTCTCCTATAGCGGCTTCTTCTATAGTATCATACTTATTTCCATTAGCATATACCTCTCTAGCTCGTCCATTTAGATGACCTGTAGAGGCTTTAGACCAAGTTTCTTTAAGATAAGTTAGTCTTTCAGTAGAAACGTCCTTAAATGCGTTACATTTAGCCCTCTCGTCAGGACATTCAAGTCTCTTTTTTTGAATCTCAGACATAGCTAGTCGTCTCTCTTCTTTATTAGGACTGTTTGTAAAAGTATCACCACCTTCTCCACTGTCCTTTATATTATAAGAGTTCTTTAGTGAAGATATTTTGTACAGTTTTAAAAATCTGTCTTCGTAAGCAAAAGCCTCTTCTCTTGTTTTAAATCGCTTTAATATTGTATGATCAAAGTTTTCTAATCCATATTTTGCCACAGCTCTCTTTAAGGCAATGCCAGATCCTATATAAGATCTTCCCTTGCACTCGTGAGAGCCATAGTAAAAATTACCGTTAATTATGTTGTTCGTTCTGTAAAAGTATATATCCATAACTATATTATTACGTACAAAACCTTAAACTTAACCATCGGCTACCCGTCGCACATGTTACAGCCCTCTTCCATTGCAGCAGCAGCAATATCCCCACGCAAAACACTTTCAGTTCTAGTATAGTATAAAGTTTTAATACCTTTCTTCCATGCTTCATAATGAACTTTGTTTAACCATTTAGGCGTAGCAGTAGAAGGAAAAGCTAAGTTTAAACTAACTGATTGATCTATATATTGTTGTCTTAAACCTGCTTGGTTAATTAACTCTAATTGATTAATCTCTTTAAACGTTTTAAAAACTTCTTTAGCTGGAATATTATGAGCACCAATAGTAATGTTATCAAGCTCTAATATATCCTGAACAGAACCACCATCAGCTAATATTTTACTCCATATTGTTTCATTATTTAATTTATGCTTACGCAGCAACTTAACTAATGTAGGATTCTTTCTTATAAACGTACCATTTGATCCTTGCTCTGTAAAAACATTAGCAGCCCAAGGTTCTATTCCCGGCGAAACATTACCACTAAGCTTACTATTAGAAACAGTGGGAGCAACAGCACGAAGATGGGTGTTGCGCATACCAGTACCCACGCACCATAATGGCTCACCATAAATTTCGGCAAGAGCCATTGAAGCTCTTTCACTCTCAATTTTAATCTGTGAGAAAATTTTCCTAGTTTCAAACTGAGCCAATAAACCTTCGAAAGGAATGCCCTTGTTTTGTAAGTACGTGTGCCATCCAAGCGTTCCCAAGCCCAGTGCTCTCCCTTTTTGCGCAGAGCGAATAGAGTTTTCGAATCCCCTAAGCCCTTTTGCACGCTGGATAAATTCTTCCATAACTCCATCAAGAAACCATACGGAGTCATGTATAAGGTTAGTGTCTTTCCATTCTTCATATTTAGCTAAATTTAATGATGATAAGCAACAGACAAAGCTGTGATTCTCATCGGTGTGTAATGTTATTTCAGAACATATATTAGTCATATGAACTTTTAATCCGTTTTGTTTATATGCTGCAGGGTTTGATTTATTAACATTTCCTTTAAACATAATATACGGTTCTCCAGTTGCTTTTCGCTTTCTAAGAAGTTTACTCCATCGATTTCTAGCTTCAGCATTGCCTTGTTCAAGCTTACGCATAAATTTATCACCAATAATTGCGCATTGATGTAAGTTAAGCGACTGTCTGTTAACATCTCCTTTTGGCTCTCTAATTTCAAGCCAGTCTTCGAAATCATTGTGCTCAATGTTAATGTTAACGGAAGCAGCTCCTCTTCTGACAGATCCTTGATTAGTCGCGAGTATTGTTGAATCATAAATTTTAACGAAGGGTACAACTCCATCTGATGTTCCATTACCTGTAATTTTTGCGCCAGCGGGTCTAATTTGATTAATACCAACGCCAACTCCACCGCCATGCTTAGCGAGCAACATCATTTCTAAATTTTTAGTTCCTATGTCTTGGATTGAGTCCGCCACGTCAATACCAAAACAGCTAATAGGAAGGCCCCTATCGGTTCCCGTGTTTGATAATACAGGAGAAGCCAAGCAAAGCCAGCCATTCCAAATGTAATCAAAGAACGTATTAGCCATTTCTGGTTTATATAACCTTTTAGCAACCGTATCAGAGACGCGAACGTATGCTTCTCTAGGCGTTTCTCCGTTATATAAATATCCCCCGGATATTGTCTTCTTGTATACGTCGTTATCACCCCACGTAGGGTAATCTTCTCCTTTTTTCCAGTCATTATTCCACATATTATAGTTCTAATTTTTTCTCTTCAACTTCTTTTTCGCTTTCTATTTTTACTTTTAAATCTTCAATAGCTTTTTCATAGCCAGGCATTAGTTTAACTGTTTCTAATGTGCCTACTGCTAGATCTTTAAGATAAGCATTTTCATCTAGTATTCTTTGTACTACCTGTATTAACGCTTGAATCTTTTTTTCTGCTAAATCTGCTCTACTTTGTTTTTCTTTACTCATCTAATAATTATTTAAATCGTTATATATTTCTTCGTTAGTAACTTCTACTATTAAATCACTACCAAATGTCTTCGTAGTCTTCATCCTCGCCCGCTTTTGAGTAATCCGTTGGACGAATAGCAAAGAAATCAGTATGAGTGACGCCCCCGGTAAGATGATAAAACCAATCAAGATTAGCTGCTGCTTGAGTGTCATACGCGAAATAATTTCCCAGGTCAATATACCCGAGTTCAACAAGTTTTTCATTTGATCTTTTCTTTATAAAGTGTTTTAAATCGTTTGCTGAGATGCCCTCTATGTCACCCATTTCAAACATTTTAGTAATGTAATTAGTTTCTAATTTAACCATCGCCTCGGCTGACTTAATGATGTCCTCGCGGCAAAGTTCTAGCAATTGATTATCCTCTTCGCACATATGTCTAAATAACTGACAACCCATTTTACTATGTAATGATTCATCTCTTACAGACCATTTCATTTGCTGCCCTATTCCTTTAAGTAAATTACGCAATTGAAAAGAATACAATACAGCAAAAGCACTATAAAGAGAGACACCTTCAGCAAACGCACTGAACACCGCCAACGATTTAGCAATACCCGTATGAGAGCTTCCGCTATAAGCAACTAAATTATTGAAACGCTCAGCAGTAGCTGGCTCATGTAAAAAAGCTTCATAATCTTCTAGTTTTAATGTTTCGTTTAAATAACTATAAGCAACGGCATGAATTGTTTCTTGTGATCCAAACATCATTGCCATTTGTTGTATCTCGTGTTTAGGAAACCAGCCAACAACTTTTTGTGTCCAGTAATCAGACACAGCGCATTCAGTCTGTGCAAAACCTAGTAGTATATTACCCACTAAGTGTTTCTCTTTTTCGTTCAGCTTTTCTTTCCAATCTTTAATATCGCTTTGCATTGATATTTCTGTATGTAACCAAAAAGCCTGAGCTTGTTTAAGCCAACCTTCAGTGTAGTATTCA